CCTCGTTAGAGAAGTGTAATGTAACTTTCGCTGAATCAGATAGTTTAAGTATTTGTAGCACCTGTCCTACTGGCCAACTCCAACCTTTGTTAAGTGTGCCCTTAACGTCAGTTGCAAATACGAACTCACCACCATGCGATGCCTGATCTCCAAAAGTGAAAATCAAGTTTCCATCCTCTGTTCTCACAACGAATGAATTGTGTTCTGTGTTTGCAGTTGCCTGGAAGTTGAATCTTTGCACACTTGCCACGGTTGGCTCGATCTCAACGTCCCACTTGACTCCCTTAAACTTTACAGTCTTAAGTTTCTCGTTGATGATCTCGGCATTCATAAATCTGTAGTCGTTCTTGAAGTCACCCTTTTCGTTTTCAAAATGGATTCCTGTAGGAACTGTTGCACCGTTTCTCTCACCGGACAACACTGTTATGTTTGCCTTTTCCTTGTATTCCGGACATTTCAAGTGTATGTCTAGTTTGCCCATCTGTGGCATTCCAAACGTACCATTCATTTCCGCTTGTGGTTTGTGAAAAGACCCTTGTAGGATCACAGATCTGTCTTCGGCCATGGAGTCGATTGTAGTTTCTTTATCATCTCCAGTGATCTTAACAAGATCCAAGAATCCCAGTCCATGCGTATGTTTAACGATGTCTTTTAAGATGTCTATCATAATGTTCTAATTGTATATGATATTTAGGTCTTAGTCTAGTGTTATTTCAGAAACTCTGTACACAACTGGATTTTGTTTACCAGGTTTTTTGAATATGGCGTAACTGGCACCGGGTCTGAACTGGTTCATCTCAACAATCTCATATCCTTCGTCCTTGATCATCTGTGTCATGGCTGTCTTAGTGTTGTAGTTCCAATATCCTCTCTTGGCCATCTCTAGTTCTTGATCATAATGGCAGTCTGCATACTGTATGAAAACGTAACCTCCTGGTATCAACACCCGTTTGATGTCATGTAGGTACTGTTGCACGTGCTGTTGTGTGAAGAAGACGAATGTGTCCCAACTGAAAACGAGATTGCAACTGCCCTGGGGTATGTTGGAACAGTCTGTGTTGCGGGTAGTGTAAAATTTCAAATACTTGTGGTGCTTAGGGTTGAATTTTTTCCTTATAGCATCGCCCCTGTCTAGTAGCACGTCTAAGAAAAAGTTTGATCTCCATGCTCTAAAATCCATCGAGAACATTCCGTTACCTGGGCCAATTTCCAGGCTGTGATAGATGTTTGTCCTTGCAAACTGGAATATCTTGCTTTGTACTTGCCTTTGTGTAACAGGATCAATCAAAGGACTTTTTTCTTTCCAGTCGAGATCTTTCTTGAACCATTCTGGTGTTTTGTCCAATCTTTGTATAACCTCACTGTTGTTGGCATCAACAGCCATTTCGATGTCTTTGAGTATTTTTAGATTTGTTTCAATAAGGTCTCTAAGATCAGATTCTTTTGCCTTCTCAAGTTTTTCTATCAACAATTTTATTTCTTCAATACTTAACATCGTTGAATCTCTTTTGATTTTCTTCTTTTTGGATCTCTTGATCTAGCAACAACTCCTCCCACGGTGTCCTGATTCCATAATCAGCAGACTCATAGTAACGATGTTCCGGACAAATGCTGTAGAATATTTTAGCAGGATCTTTTCCTAGTTCATAGGCTTCGGCAATTATGCTTCTAATTTTTTCTTTCTGCTCTACCCCAATATCGAATTTAGAGTCTACGTGTCGTTCGTAGTTCCAGTCATGTGATTTCAAACTTTCTATATAGATTTCCTTCAAACTCATGTTTGTATTTAAAAATCAAATAGTTTATTGAATGTGTTTGTGGTCTCCGTGCTCTGCACGTCCCACCCCAACACACCTATTAGGTTGTCAATCTTTTGATCAAGTATTGTGCCTTCCATTGCATCACCATCGAACGGCAGTTCCTTGAACCATTCTGGTATACGCATCTCATCCACAGGATATGCTATGCTAGTGTATCCAAGCGGATTCTGTTTGAGCTTACACACAATGACCTTTGCACCGTCAGTGATAGTCATAGAGTATTTGTCACCATACATCTCTCTACATCTGTTCCAGTTCATGCTGGCCCTGACGTGTCCTGGCATGTTGGTCTTTCCTTTTCTCGCTTCTTCTTCGGTGTACTTGGTCATGTTGTTTGCTCTTTTTGGAGAACCTTTCTCCCAACCTGGCCTCGCTTTGAACTCTGCACGGAATTCGCTAATTTTTCCAAGCACTTCTTTCTCCGTCTTACCTGTAAGCACCATGTACAGCAAATCACTTAAGAAATCCTGCACAAACACAGGTGTATCCGAACGTTTGAGATCTAGTCCCATTGCCTTCATTTTACCTTCTTTTCCTTCGGTGTCTGTACGTGTACCCTCCTTGTCATAATACAGCACTGCGTATCTTTTCTTTGTGATGAACAGACCTTTGGATGCAACAAGTTCTCTGCCAGCCGCGATCACTTCACCTCTAGTGCTTGGTGTGTGAAATGCTTTGGTCATAAATGCTCTGAACGATCCGTTCACCTCGTCTGATATTTTATCATACAACGCAACAACAGAATCCTTTGTCCAGGGAATGACGCCTTCGTTTATTTCTTTTTGCAGTGTCTTGTGTGCAGTGAAATACACAGAGTCCGTGTCTCCGTACACAACACTTTCTCCTTTGTGGTCATACTTACCAGCCACTATCTCGTTCACTTTGCTGGCCATGTGTTTTGTTATACATCTGCCAGTCAGTGTCACACTCTGGCCTATTCTTATGTCAAAGAACCTACAGCCTGGATTAAGGATTGCTCCATAAAGACTGTTCAAGTTAATCTTTTTGACAAGTTGTCTCTTGTCCCAATATTCTCTTTCTATTTCGTTGTCTCCACAGTCACGCATCTTCTGTTGCATTTCTTGACGTTCTGCATACCAACGTTTAAGTAGTCCTGGAATGATCGCTTCGTATTCGTAAGTGAATATAGTACCATTAGCACTCAACATCCATTTGTTGTTGCCATCAAATATTACTTCATACAGTTGTGCCGCACTCATACGCACACTGGTCTTGTCTTCCCAGTCAACTATTATCTCTGTGCCTTTTTCTTTATTCATCACTGCCTGGTACTCCCAACTGCCAAATTGGCTGTCCCAAGCGGCCGCAAATGATTTTTTGGCATGTTTAGCCCTGTTGATTTCTGCCGAAGTGATCACTGGACGTATCTGTCCCACTATTGTTTCAGGACCCATGTTCAGTGCCCGGATCACACTAGGATACAGGGAGTTTATGTCGATCGAACCAATCCAGTCATGTATGCCCTTCATTGGTGTTGCCACATATGCACCTGCCGCCGGTTGGTTTTCTTCTCCATCTTTTTTGTATTTCCTGCCTGGCACTTGCATTCCGCGTCTGTGTGCTTCGTTAACAATTGCCTGTTCGGTCACTGCGACAGCACCCATTGTTGTCTGTAGTAGCACCGTGTTTTGGTGTGCTATCTCGTTTGCAAGTTCTATGAACTTCAATTTCTTTTCAAGTTTGGCCAGCAGTGCGGTATCCTGCCTGTTGTATTCTATAAACAATCCAAAATCATTCTTGTAAAGATTGTCAAGTGATCCCTCGTACACAGTTTTCTTCTCGCCAAGTTCGTGTTCACCAATTGCGTCTAGTCTGAAACTGTGCCTTTCTTCGTATGTGTATTTTCTGTATAGCTCTAACAAGTCCAAATGCACACGTCCTACCAAATCAAAACTCAACTGTTCTCTTCCGTATTTTTCAAAAACTCTTCTCTTTGGTTTTTCGCCCCAGAAACACAGTCGCCTTGTGTCGTCACCACTCAATACTTTTTGTATTCTACCCACGGTGTATGGGATATCATAACCTTCACTGTTCCAACCAGATAGTATGTCTGCGTCTTCCACAAGTTGTAGGAATGCGTCCAGCATGTCCTTCTCCTTTTCAAACAGCATGGTGTTGTCAAACCTCTTTGTAAGTTCTTCTGCATCTTTCATGCTGATTGTTTTTGGCGGAACTGCGAGCGTGACCAGTTGATCCGTCCAACTCATATAACAACTTATGGCAGTTATGGGCATGAACGGATCATCTGTTGTGGAGTATCCTCGATCTGGATCGAAGTCCACCTCGATATCAAAGAACATAACATTCAGTTTTGGAGTTTCCTTACCTAAGTAATTCTCTTCCAAACATCTAAACACAGGATTGATATCATGTTCATAAAGTTGCTTGTTTGATCTTATACGTTGCTCTTTTATGAATTCTTTGTTTGTTTGACACATCACTCTTTGCAAAGGCTCGCCAGTCATACCTCTGTGTTTGCCCCTTGCGTCTGGATAGTAGAACACATACCTTGCATCGTACTCAACAAAGACCCTGCCTTTTTTTGGATCTCGCTCTACAACGTATATCTTGTCCTCGTCCTTTTTATATAATGCGTCTATATAACTCATCTTACCACCAATAACTTGCTACACCGTAACCGTAAACATTTATGATTGAGAAGTAGCCAGTGATCATCATCACGAATGCGGCGTTCCTTCTGTAAGAAGCGTAACATTGAGTCAACGCTCCTACGAAAAATCCAGGATAGATTATTGTCATGTCTGGATTCGCGGCCGTTATCGCGAGTGTTAGGCTGGCTCCAACCGTGAATATGAAAGAGACAAGTTCAAAATAGAACGCTGTCCTGTCGCTTTCAAAACTACGAAGCCAGAATGTTCTGACTTTGTCTATCATTAAAGTTTGCCGGCTGTGTTTAGTATGCTTTCCAGCGTGTCCATCTCGTCAGCGATGTTCTGATAGTTGCCCTTGTGTGCAACGGATATCGCTTTGTTGATAAGTGCTGGTTTTAATTCTAGTTCTTCTGCTATTGCTTTTACTGTGTCTTTCAATCCACCTTTCAAGTCCTCTACTTCACCTAGTACTTGTGAACCTTGAGATATGATCTGGATTAGTTTCTGTTTTTCTGCGTCATTGAAGTTTCTTACTGCCATTTGTTTCTCCTGTTGTTGTCAACAGTATATAACAGATTTTCAATTAATGCAATTATTTTTTTGCTTTTTTCTTTTTGGTGTTGACGTTTATTGCTTTACCACGTCTGTTTGGATTTGGATCTTTTCTTCTTTTTCTCGCCGCCGCACTCGCCCTGCCTTTTTTGCCCAATGCTCTTGCTTTTGCTAAAGGAAGACATTTTGGTTTGCCCTCACCTTTGCTCTTGCCACCACATGATCCTCTTATTTTTCCTTTAGGACCCATTCTTACCCACTTCTGTTTGAACCATTTTTTGAGATCTTCATTTAGTGATTCATGTAACATAATGCCACCACAATTTACGCAGAAATCAACGTGTTCTCTTTTAACGCAGTTAGGCACTCTTTTACCAAACATTGTCTTCATTCCTTTACGGACGTAACCTTTCCAACATCTTGTGCCTTCGTCGACAAGTGCTGACAAGTCGTAGTTTGGATTTATTGCTCCATGCTTACTTTTAGCAATCATGTCCATTTGCATAGCAACCATGAAATCGTAATCTGAGACATCCTTTGTTCTATGGGTATAAACTTTTACTAATACTTCATCGTAGAACACTCCTAGGTCAGCATGATGATCAAGTTTTTCCTGTGGTCTAATAGTGTTTATTAAGAATTCTATTACTTCAAAGTAATCTTCGAACTTGTATCTTTTCTGTAGGCTGTTGTCCTTGTATTCCCAATCAGGTAAAAATTTTTGTCGTAATCTTTCTATTTCTTCTTTGGGAAGATTAAGATATTCTCTGTCAGATCCTTCTTGGATTTCGTTTATCTTCATTTCTTGCTCTTGTTACCCCAGTTGGCCGCACCCTTTTTACGACACTGCACTAGAGCACCACTGGCGTAGGCCGAAGGCCAAACTTTGTATCTTGCTTTGACTTTATGGT